CCGGGTCATAGTTGTCACTGAGCCATGTGGTCGAGGCCGTAACAATGGACTCGGGGTAGTAGTAATAATGAAGCTCCATGCTGTAGGCGGCATCTGGAGTAGGACCGATAAGGAATGTGAGTTCCGTCGTAATAACACTAGAAGCCACAGCAGGGCCAAACAGGGCGTAAAACTTGGGTGACCCTGTCGATGTTGGCTTTGGATATGCCTCTCGGATAAAGTTTACATCTTTGTTCAGCAGGTATGTGTAAGCACCCGTGGTTGGGTCTATTGCTGCCAAAGAATACGAGGACAGAAAATCATCTGGGCAGGCCAGATACTTGTTACTTGCGGTGGTGATACCCGTTACATTCTTGCGTAGTGCTGGAATCTGAACGGCGTTGTAAATGCGTTTCTCTGCCTGTGTAATAAACACATTCATATCCACCGTTGGAAACGTATTCTCGGTGTAAGAAGAAACGGCAGAAACCAACGCGCTGTAGTTCATGCCATCGGACCCCGAGCCATTGTGCCTTTAGTGGCTGCGCCAGTTCCACGCACTTTGATTCCGCTGGTCTTCACGCCTGCATAATCTTTGCTTCGGAAATTACCGACTGATACGCTATCGTCGCCTACCTTACCCCGGTCACCGCCGTCATAGCCAGCACTTTGGATGCTAACTTTGCCACCAGTCATGGTGTGAGGTTCTGCATAAACAGCGGCAGAACCAACTTCTTTACCCATAAGTTTTTGACTGAACTTAGCCATGATTAACCTCCAGATTTTTGGTTCATAACTTTAGCCATGCCACGACCATACTTCATCATGTCCATGTCTGTCTTGCCGCCTTTGGCAAATTTGGTCTTGGGTTTGCCGGGGTGCAACTTCCCCTCGTGCGTATGCACCATGTCTGCGATCATCTTCTTGTCTTGCTTCTTGTCTGCCTTGTCCATATCAACTCCTAGGTTACTGTAACTGAGCCAAGTTCTAATTCTGCCACCAAATAGTTGGGTGTTAGTCCGTCATCGTTTGCTCTGGACCCACCTACCGGGTTCCAGTTCCACTGAAATATCCTGCTGCCTTCGCCTGCGTATCCGTCTATCAACAGGCCAGAAACCACATAACTCAAGTCCCTGCGCGGTTCCCGCAAGCCCTGCGGGTCATCTACCGGGTACATTCCCAACTGCAACTGAGGTTGATCCGGTGTCCAGCAGGTTGGACACACCAGCAAGTTGTAAGTTTTAGTCTTAACAACTTCCTTCTTCAGTTGCTTTAGCTTGTAGCGAAACCCACAGCGGTCACACTCCGCTATTGCATTCTTACCTGACGCAAACCTGTTGCCCATGATTAGCTCATAAACATCTGTCTTGGCACAAACCGCACCGCTGCTTTCTCTCGGTCTTCATCTTGGGCCAATTGCCACGCTTCATCGTATTGTGCCTTCAATACCTGTAAACGCTCCATGCCGTTGGGCAGCTTGAGCGCCAAATAATAAGCCAGCCCTGCTGCTACGCAAGGTATAAACCGGAACGGCACATCCATCGTGTCAGAGCCGTCCCCGGCGTTCTGGTTCCGACGCAGCCGCCAGTACACAAAGGTGTAGGTCTGGGAGCCATCAGGAGTGGGCCAGACGGTGATTGCCGGGGGGTTGGATACATACACCGTTGTGGTGGTTGTATGCGTGGCTGCGGTGGTGTTGGCCTGCCCTCTGGAGCAGGCTGTTAGAACATTGCCCACAATGTAGCCGTAGTAGATGATTTCGCTGTCCACCTTGATGTACCCGGCAGCGGCGAGTCCTATGACCGAACTCAGGGTGATAGAGGTGGCTGTGGCCGTCACGGCCCCGTTAAGGGTGATCGTTGTAGCTGAAGTCTGCCCTGAGTTGCGCTGCACCATGACCTGAATCGGTCTGGCTTGAGTTAGCTTGTTGGGTAGCGTAGCGTAGGTACTAATGCTAATGCGGGTGATGGTCAGGTCCGCTTGGTTAGAGGTTGAGTTGGCGCTTGTGCGGATAACATGCTCAAGCAAGTCCACGGTATCCACCGGCAGCGCGTAGGTGTTTAAACCTTGAGTCAGGGCAAACGACCCCTGCTCAATCGTCCACATGTTGATGCCCCGGTTAGCCCAGTCAGCAAACATAATGTTCAGGGAACGCCGCGCAGTACGCATGTCATACCCGGAGCGAAGCTCAGACCCCGCACGTTCAAATGCGTCTTCTATGACTTCACTCAAGTCCATGTCAAAGTTAGAGACGCCTGAAGTAGTCATTATCTGAATCCTGCGGTTTTCTTGGCGATTGCTTTAGGCTGTGCTACAAACTGTTTTCCACTTGCTTTACCTGCTCTTTTGGCTCTGGTCGTTGCTGCGTACTCACTAGGGCTAAGGCTTTTGATAGCCGCCTCTGGCAAATACCTCTCCCCCGTCTTGGAAGACGGTTTACCAGACTTGGTACGCCACTTCTGGTCGCCCCAGTCCTTGAGGGATTGCTGTGGAGCTTTCAATCTTTGTACCCGCCGCCTGCGGCCTTGTATCGTTTAGCCATAACTTGTGCTTTTCTCGCGCTCCATTGCCCAGCACCTGTGCCTACAATCGCCGCAGCTTTGACGCTGTTGAAGATGCGCTTGCGAAGGCTGGGCTTGGTGTAGTTGCCAGCTTCGTTGACTTTGGACTTGGTTTCTCCGCCCTCGGCATACTGCGTGAAGTCCGTGTCGTCACGGCGCTTCTGGCGCTTGCCAGTAGGCATCTTGCTGGGGTCAATGGCCCCCATGCCGCGACTTGCTCTCATTTGGCACCGCCTTTGGGTTTTTTGGCTAAAAACAGCTTATCAACCATCTCTATCCGCTGAGGCTTGGTTGTGACCTTGTTGATAATACCCAGCCGTTTAGGTTTACTTGCGCCGTAAAACCCAGCCTTTTTTAAAGACTGAGCTACTTGCTTTGGCCCTGCGGTTGCCATGTCAGCACATCCGTCCACGGGTTTTCCCGCGCTGCTCAATGCCGCCGCCACGAGCAAAGGATTCGTCGCCGCGCATTTTTGGTTTGTAATCGGTGCCCATACCTTTATATGGACCTTTCATATCAGAACTGGAAATTTGCATGACGCTACGAGGTTCTTTGCTACGAGGTTCTTTTACGGACTTACTTGTTCCGTACATACCTTTACCTGATGTAGCTAACTTAGCTGCGTAAGCAGAATTACGATCTTGCAAAGATTGATATTTTGGTTTTGCTACAACATTTTTTCCACGCCCCTCAGTGGAGAAGGCTTTTTCAGTTGCAGATGGCGTCGATTTACCAGCCAAAGCTGTTGAATACTTTGTGCCATTCCATTCAAAATTTTTATCACCAGCAGCCCTAGCTTCTGCAAACGCCGCTTTAAAATTATCCGGTTTTGAAAACCTATCGGGCTTTGCAAACGTCCGAGATGGCTCTTCTGGTTCAGGCGTATACGGCTCGTCCAATGTTTTTGGGAGCCTAGATGTTACGCGACTAAGTATTGCCTCTCGACTCTCTGGAGCAACGAGGTCTTCAGTTTCGCCACCGTCTGCAAATTTACGTTTTTTCATAACCATTCCTTAACAAATTTTGCCGCGAGTTTTACCCCGTTGCTCAATACCACCGCCACGGACGTATGACTTAACTGCCTTAGTGGGTTTTGGTGTAGGTGGCGCTACTTCAGGGTCCATTGGTGGTTGGCCCATATCAGCGGTGTAAACCTTAGTCTCTTTAGACTGGTCAACTTTGGGTTTTTTAGGTGCGGTAGCCATTAGCACTTACCGCCACCCAACATCTTGATCATCTTGCCCTTGGTTTTACCCTTGGACTCAATGCCGCCGCCTTTAGCGTAGGCCATGCCGCCGCCCATCATCTTCTTAGCCGCGCCGCTTTTTTTCATACCTGCTTCAGCCATCTCATGTTTGATCATGGATTTAGGAGCGCCCTTCTTTTTCATGAAGTTCATCTCTTTGGCTACCATTGCTTTTGACTCTTTCATATCGCCACCTTTTGAAAATTTGCGGCCTTTGTCGGCCTCGTTAAAGTCTTTACCCACGGACTGTGGGACTCCTACTTTCTTAGCGAACGATGGCGAATTGGCAATCGCAGCCATGAAATTGTGTTGTTTCTTACTGCTGGATGGCATTACTTGCTCCACCAGTGGAGTATTTGCATAAGCCCCGCACCCGCAGCGGCGCTTGCACCACCGGCCAACATCAGCACCTTCCAGCCGCCTTTGGCTTCAGAGAGCGTAGTGTGGATGCTTGCAAGAGTCTTTTTAATCTCTTCCATGTCCGCAGCCATTTTGTCCATATCGGATTGCAAGTGTGCAATATCCGAAGCATGAGTGGCTAGTTCTCGGGCCGTCTGTATTGCATCATCCATATCAGCATTTCCATCTAGCAAGAGCAGCAGCTTTGCGTGTAGGCTTGCCTTTCTCGTCTTTCATTGGCCCCGGCATACCTGACATCCGGGCGCAGAACGAGTCCTTGCGCTTGCCACCTTGGGGCTGTGGAGCCTTCAGGTTGCTGCCCGTTGCTGCGTTGTACTTGGCCCTGCCCTTGGCAGTCAGACCCGCGCCCTGAGAGACCGGGAGCTTTTCTCCCCGACCAACAGAGAGAACCGGGCCTTTCTTCTTAGCCATAGTAAATGTTTGCAGAAAGTAAGTTACTCATGCTCAAGTAGATACCGTTTCTTACCAGAATACCTTCACCGGGAATCAACGCAAAATTACCAAACAAGTCAGACGCACCGGTGTCGTAGCTGGCAACCCACAGTGATGCGTATGCCGCCACTGTTCCAGCAACAACAGTTCCAGAGTTAATGTCTGTAACCGTAAAAGTGTTTGCGCCTGTGCGTGTGATTGAGTAGTTTCCGTTTGTACCAGATGACCCGCTTGCTGTTGCAAACGCAAGGCCAACTACATCTCCGGTAGCTAGTCCGTGTGAACTCTTGGTAACAGTGATAAGAGCGGCTGCCCTCTCGTATGTCGCAGAAACGGGTGCTGTGATGGTGTCAAAGATGTCCAGTGTTCCAGCCGTGGCTGTGCCAACCATAGAAACAGCTTTGAGCCTATTTCTTCCTAGAACAACAAAACCCGAGTTGTTAAGGTGCCCCGATTTAACGTCTGTTTGCATACCCATAATCAATCTCCTTCAGAACAGGGGCCGAAGCCCCTGAGATTAATTAAGCCTGTGTGCTAGACGGATTAGCAGAACCATCAGTGTCACGG